GTTCAGCAGAAGTTAAAGATGACTCTTGATTTATTGTCAAGAGGTTCAAATACTAACCACACTAGCGCCTTAACTAAAAGTACAGAAGCAGCAGATGTTATTTCTCAATGGAATAACATCTTTGATGAAAATGCACATGTTTTAGATGAGACTTTAATTTCCATTGAATTAAACCAGCGTTCTAAATTTGGCCCAAGATCTGTTGCAGTACCTTGGGAAGAACGTCGTGGAAGTGTTTTACGTTATTTTGAAGAACGTAAAGTCGATTTAGAATTATATAATTCTATACAATCTGATATACACTATGGTAACGGTTCGCTTGTACCGATTGATAGAATGGATGCTATTCGTAACCTTAAAAACAGTACACAAGCTTCAATGCCATTTTATGCAAAGAAGGGTTTACATAAGCCAGATTTCTTAAATGATACTAATGGTTCTTACTTTTCTAGCATAATAACTAGAAAAGATCCTTGTATTTTATTTACTAGAACTGGTGAAGGGAAGAAGACACGTAACGTTTGGGGTTATCCTATGGCAGATACAATTTTGGAATCTGCCTTTTACCAACCATTATTAAATTATCAACGTAAATCAGGTTACCGTGAAGCTATTGTTAGTCCTGGTGCTACAGATGTTGCTATATCAAAATTATTGTATAAAGCAAAACAGGAAAATAAGCAGTGTGTTTCAATTGATTTCTCTGGATATGACGCTTCGGTGTCTACTCAGTTAATGTCATGTACTTTTAACTATATTAAATCTTTGTATGATCCAATTTATGGTTCTACAATTGATTATATTGGTGAACGTATGAATACAATACCACTTATTACACCTGACGGTCTACTTGAAGGTAGACATGGAGTTCCATCAGGATCAACTTTCACTAATGAAGTAGATTCAATAGCACAATATCTTGTTGCAAAACAATATAAAGATGCTTTTGGAGGTATCGGTACACCACAAATCCAAGGTGACGATGGCGCTTATGTTGTTAAATACCCTGAAAAGTTATTTGATAAATTCAAACAAGCTGATCTTGAGGTTAATATTGACAAAAGCTTTACTTCTCAGAATTACTTTGTTTATCTTCAAAATTATTATAATTTGAGATACAAAGATCTTCAGAGTGGAACAGTTAACGGTATTTATCCTATTTATCGTGCATTAAACAGATTAGTACATTTAGAAAAGTTTACAAATTTCAGTGAATTTGATTTAACTGGTCGCGATTATTTTGCGATCCGTTCTTTATCTATTTTAGAGAATTGTAGATATCATCCAATGTTTGCAAAGTTCATGCGTTTTATCATGAGCCTAGATAAGTATGATTTAAACCCATCAGATGAAGGTATTGAAAAATACATTAAAATGATTGAGGCTAAAGCTGGCGGTCAGTCAATTAGAGCTTACCGTATCGGCGATAAAGTAACAGGAATTCGTTCTTGGATGTCGTATCGTTGTATGAAAAGACTAATTGACGAGAAAGCGGG